CCTGCTCTTCTTTTATCTCGATTATTTTGATGATACTCTTTTTTCCGCTGTAACGCTTTATCTCGATTGTTTTGATACCATTCTTTACGACGTTGCGATATTTTATTTTTGTTATTTTGATGATACTCTTTTCCCCGCTGTAACTCTTTATCTCGATTATTTTGATGATATCCTTTTTGCCGTAGGTTATTGCAATCCTTGCATGAAGCCCGAAGTCCATCTCTTTGCTTCCTGTCCCGGGGAAAGTCATTCAACAGCTTCACTTCCTTGCACTTGGAACACTGCTTCGTTTTTGAGGTTTCAAGGTGCACGATTGTCTCGTGACAATAAGCGCCATGATAACGAGCAAAAGCCAGCGCGTGCTGGTCAAACGATCTAGCCAGTTACAAGCCGGAGTGAGCGCATAAGATTGTTCGTAGCAGGCCGAACGAGAAGTAGCTCTAGCGATTGTTCAAGAGGCCGATTACTTCTTTTAGTGGCATTCCTGATAATTACCAATTAATTGTTTTCCTGATAGTTATTGTGTAGATACGTTGTATATACGCTCTAAGAAAAGGCTTTGTTCTGGAATTAGGGATGTCTCGCCGCCTTTTCTTTCCCATTGTTCTCTCGCGCAGGAAGCACCGTTTGAGCGGGTAGCTCCCCAAGAGCGTTGGTTAGTACGGTGCTGTTTTCTTCTTCTTTGTATAGTATTGAACTCTTTTGTTTATCCAGCCCCACGCAAGCACACCTTCCCCGTAGACCTATCGCTCACACCAGAAGAAAGAAGATTGTTGATGGTTAGTGATGGAGAGGGAGCCTAATGATCGTAGTCGCTTGGGGCTCTGCTCGTTCGGCTCCTGGCGAAGGTTTTTAGGAAAGCATCGTAAAGAAGGACGCTTAAGAACGTTCGCTTTGGGGCTCCCCTCTCGCCGCGTCCTTCTGCTTCTGGAAGAAGAAGGTAGTTGAGAGGGAGTGGTAGAGCAGAGCCGCTTGGTCAGGAACGCTTGGGGCTCCCGCTCGTAGCGGCTCGCAGAGGCTTCTGAACTGCTCGTAACTGCTTAGTCCAGCTCGCACCACTGCGCGTTGGCACGTCCACTGCTCGTAGACACACGCTGCGCATAACGCTATTGTAAACGATGGGTGGTGGTAAGTGCGAGGGTATTGCTACGACAGGGCTTGCAAGCAAAAGTGGTAAGTGGTAAGGTGCTTCTGGTAAGTCAATCCTGTCTTTCATGGACTACGACGGTCGCTTTTTTGTCGTTCAATGGGAAAACGATCCAGATTTTGTCTACTGCTCATGGCGAACCACGCCAGAAGCCTTCAAGCAGGGCTTGCTCGACCTCCTCTGGTACTCTCCCCATCGTCTTGTTGTGCTCAAGGTGGTAGCAGCGTCTGTCAACGACGAACTGGCCATCACTGCCCACCTGGACGCCATTGCTCCCATGGCCACATTGTCAGCTCCTTCATGGAGGCCAAACAATGCACTGCTGCGGGAGTTCGTCAGGAGCTTGCCTTGTCAGACAAGAGAAGCTCGGTGCGCCATTGGCAACTACAAGAATCGCTTGCTTTGGAGGATTGGCAGCAACAGTTCACGCCCCGCCAGGGAAACCATCATTGAAGCCTTGGGATCATCGCCTGTGCCACTGTCTCCTGAAAGCATCCACCGACTACCTAGCGTTACCATTCCTCAGCAGACCATCTACAACACGCTGAGCAGGATGGCGAATGAAGGCTTGGCTTGGCGCCCAGAGAGAGGGCTGTATGCACTCACGGAAGCTGGCATGACTCTCTACAGGAAGCTTGCAGCGCAGCCTCGTCCTCGTAAAAGCGTTCGCTCTCTTCGCCCGTAGCCCCATGACTGTACGCTCTGAGCCTTCCCGCACCTTGCTTCGCTTTGAAGCCATTTGGTCAGTCACCATTGCCAAGAAGCGCACGCACAACCAGCTAGTCCGCAAGCTCAAGGCTTTGCTCCAGCCTTCCGTGAAGGGCAGCTACGCTCCTACACTCACGGGCAAGACTGGCCATGCTGCCGTTGTCCTCTGCACCTCCATGGAAGAATTAGACCTAGATGGCTCCTGGCCGGAATGGTGACTACTGGAGCAGCCGAGGGAACACTGTCGTGCTCCAAATGACACTTGCCTATTCCGAAGTGCTGAGCTACCTTGAATCGCCCCTCCATTGCTCCCATGTTCGCTGACAAGCCCTTAACAGTCTTGGACTTGTTCTCTGGCATTGGCGGCTTCTCCTATGCAGCAGAACGTCTTGTCGGCGGCTTCCAAACAGTCGCTTTTTGCGATTCAGACGAGCCTTGCCGGAAAGTGCTTCGCAAGCACTGGCCAGACACGCCCATCTTCACGGATGTACGCTCGCTCACAGCGGAACAGATCAAGCCCTTATGCCCAAACGGACTTTCTCTCATCACTGCTGGCTTCCCCTGTCAAGACCTCAGCGTGGCAGGTAAGCAAGCCGGTTACGATGGTGAGCGCAGTGTCCTTTTCTATGAGATCATCCGTTTGGCTAGGGAGCTTCGACCTGACTTCCTCCTGCTTGAAAACGTTAGAAATCTACTATCCCACAAAGACGGGCAAACCTTCCAAGAAACCCTCTTCCAGATTGCCAAAGCAGGGTACGATGCGGAATGGGCGGTTATTCCAGCAAGTGACCTGGGAGCCTGTCACCGTCGAGAACGCATCTGGATTACTGCCCACTCCAACGACAAGGGATTACAAGGACAGCGGGCCGAACGTCAACTATCAGAAGGCAGCGGAGAAAAGCAGGCTGCCTGGTGCAATCGTGGTGCAATGCTCAGCCCAGAATGGGGGGGGCTACTTATCTAGCCCCGTCCTTCGTCGAGGAGATGATGGGCTACGAAATAGGGTGGACCGACTTAAACAATTAGGCAATAGCATTGTTCCGCAAGTGGCAGCAGTTCCCCTGCGTAGAATCAAGGAAATGGCCTTGACCAACTAATCATTCCACCTTCATGGCAATCACCATCAAAGGCGATCAGTTTCAATGGAAGGGGCGTCCCATTCGCTTGGCGGGCAGTCACACATGGAACACTGTTCAGTCAATGGCAGGCGAACGCATAGGGATTGATAAAATCACTGGCAATTTTACTAAGCTCTGGACCATTGAAACCAAAGGGCTTGTAGCAAGCAATAGCCTCTGGGGCTCCAACACTTCCGGCTTCATTAAAGTGGACAATGTGCCATGGAAGAAAGATGGCAGCCTTAACCCTGCGTACTATGACAACCTTGACGAAGTAGTGAAGCGAGCAGGTAAGCGCGACATGATTACTATGATCAGCTTGTTTGAAGGTTCCATTCAAGACATTTTTGATCAGGCCTGGGAGAACCATCCTTTCAATGGACTGGGGCCAGAGGATCACGATGAAGTGCATACCAAGGGCAAATGGAACCAGTATCAACGCGCCCACGTAAAGAGGGTTGTCAATACCTTGGAGAAGCATGACAATGTGATGTATGAAGTGGGCAATGAATTGATGAGTAGTAGCGTGCCGTGGTTTCAGAAGCAAGTAGTGAAGTGGATTAAGAAGTGGACTGACAAGCCTGTGGGCGTAAGTTACGCTAGGGGCATTAGACCGTCTAATGGCAGGCAAGAAACGTGGATGAAGCACACTGGCGCTGATTTCATTCTTCCAGAGGGTTCCACTAGAGACGTGCCATGGTTCAAGGGGGCTGCCATTCGTGATAGCGACCACGACCGTCCGCTGTTTTCCCCATTGACCAGCTTTCAAGAATCATGGCGCAAAGGCTGGGGGTTACTGCTGATGGACGGCATGAATGGCACGTTCCTGCGCAATCAGGAAAGCATGGCTTCTGCTAAAGCGTTCATCAAGGACGTTCTAGCCTGAGTCTCAAAGCGACAGTTGAGACTGCTGGACAATGACAGGCAGAGGCTTATGCTGAGCGGGTCCCTTAAAGGCCGACCATGCCTTACACGCTTCATAACCTTGGCTACGAAACCGTCCCTAGCGACGAGAATGGCTATTCCACTCGCATTACCATTGACGACGAAGGAGGTGATAGTGAGTGTATTTTGCTGCGAGCTGATAAGCTGAACGCCACGTTTCCCATTGACATTGACGAATGGCCTCTGATTGTCCAGGCAGTAGAAAAGCTGCTTGCGGACAGGGCGCCGAAGGAAAAGGCTTTCAAGCCTGCAGTGACCAAGGAGTTCTTGGCCACAATTGATTTCAGCAGAGCTGGAACAATGGAAGTACTCAGCGGGCTCCCCGCAATGCTTGACGAAGCATTTACGTGGGCATTCACTCAGCAAGGGCAGGATTACTGGTATGATCGCCATCATAGCAAGGTTGAACTCTCTGACGATGACAAAGCCCTTCTGCAAAGCTGGGTAGATGCTGCTGACTACTACGAGACGAACAATGGCTGATCATCCTTTCCATCAAACACGCTTAATTGGCCTTGCCATGGAAAATGCCACGTTGCCAGAGTTCAAGCAGCTAGTAGATAGGTTTGAGGCTTTTGAGCTGTGCGCAACCAAGCGTGCCGCTGCAGCCTTTGGCTACCTCCTGGCAAAAGAGGAAGCTGAGCAAGCCAAGCAGTCCCCATCCCCTGAGACCGCCTATGACAAGGTGTGCGCCATCCTTCAGCTTTTCAGTGAAGGCGAGTATGGCGAAGTAGAAAGAGCGGCAGACGAAGTGTTTGGCGCCATTTATCAATGGCTAAGTAAAGAAGACGGCATTGACAAGGAAGTACTGGCAACGGCATTTGCTCATTACCTTCCTCCTGTAGATGCTTAACTGTTCATTCTGAACACCACGCTTTTCCCATTGCCCCTAGCCTTAACTGACTAGGGGCTTCTTTTATGGGCATGTTTGATGACCTTCCCGCGCCATTCATGGTGTCTGCGATCAAGGTGTGGCCTTGCGCCAGTCGGCCTGGTTTTCAATGGTTCATTGCTTGGGAAGGACGCCCGTACTACTTCCGCAGTCGCAACGATGCCATCCTGTTTGCGAAAGACCGCTGCTCTGTCGAAGATCACGAAGGCTTATGCGACTGATAGGCGAGCAGAGGTGTGGTGCTAGAATGGCGAGCGCCTTTCAAGCTGGCCCATGCCATCGTTTTCTCTTTACAATGCAGACTGCTTAGCCCATTTGCGCACGTTGGAAAATTGCTCCATTCATTCCATCGTTACTGATCCGCCCTATGGGATTAGCTTCATGGGGAAGAAGTGGGACTATGACGTGCCCAGCGTGGACATTTGGAAAGAGTGTTTGAGAGTGTTAAAGCCTGGTGGACACTTACTTGCTTTTGCTGGCACCCGCACTCAGCACCGAATGGCAGCGAACATTGAAGATGCAGGATTTGACATTCGTGATCTTGTGATGTGGCATTACGGAAGTGGTTTTCCGAAAAGTCACAATTTGAGCAAGGCTATTGATAAAGCGGCTGGTGCTGAGGGCGGGCGCGGGCCGATGAAGCGCGGCGGCGAACGACTAGCGCGGCTTGAGAATGGCAAGCGTGATGGCGAAGGGCGCTGGGGGGACGAATCAGGGCGCGATCCTTACACCTACCTGCCCGCCACCCCCGAGGCTCAACAATGGGAAGGCTGGGGCACTGCACTAAAACCAGCCACCGAAATTGTGACCATGGCCCGCAAGCCGCTGGAGGGCACCGTGGCTGCGAACGTGCTGCAGCACGGCACCGGGGCGCTGAATGTGGATGGGTGCAGGGTGGGGACCGGTGAAGCGAGGCCCCATCTGGAGCTTGACGCCAAGCCAACCGTCAACAACGCCTACGCGGGCCGCATGGGTGAGGCGTCGCTGGCTGGCGGCAGTAAAGCTGTAGGCACGACCACTCAGGGCCGCTGGCCCGCGAACCTGATCTTGACTTATCCCGAAGACGAATATAAACTAAAGGACAACATTACACCTCAGCAGCTTGCCAAACTGGCGGAGTGGATGAATGAGAACGCCTAATTGCGAGTGCTGCATTTGTGGTAAGCCTCTGTATCGCCGGCCTTGCGAACTGGCCAAGGTGCGGCACGTCGCCTGCATGGCGCATCGTGGAATGGCGCAAGCCAAGTCAGGGCTGACCGATGCTCAACGCGCTGGGTTGGCGCTTGGCTCAGTTCCAGGCACAAACCACCGCGCCGGATACCTTCACCGCGACGAATCGAAACGCAAAGCATCCGAGTCGCACAGGGCATGGTGCGCCGCAAATCCTGACAAGGTAAAAGCGCGAGGGGAGAAAACGCGAGGCGACAAGCACTACCATTGGAAAGGTGGTGTATCCCGTCTTAATGCAGCAATTCGCCGCCTCACTGAAAACCGTAAGTGGATGGAAGCTGTCAGACAAAGAGACGGTAAGTGTCTGATCTGCGGTAGCGTTGAAAACCTAGAGTCGCATCACATCACGCCATTGGCTGATCTTGTGCGGGCCAACGGCATCACCAATCGAGATCAAGCGCGGGATTGCTCAGCTCTATGGGATCTCGACAACGGCATGGCTGTATGCCGGCCATGCCATTACAACATTCACGGAAGGACTTATGCGGATTGATGAGGCCACGTACAAAGCAATGCCTCCCGAGCTGCGGGCATTGTTTATCAAGCTACCAAACCCCGGCAGCGACGAGGTGGTGGGGTTGTTTCCGGCTGATGCTGGAGGCGGCTACGGCAAGCGCGGCGCAGCGCGGCAGATGGACGGCTGGGGCATGGGCGGCAACAACGAAACCGTTGGCTTTGGTGACACCGGCAGCGCCGCCCGCTTCTTCTATTGCCCCAAAGTGAGCAAGCGCGAGCGCGGCAAAGGTAACAACCATCCAACAGTGAAGCCCATCGCCCTTATGGCCTATCTCTGTCGTCTTGTCACGCTTCCTGGCGGCGTTATCCTCGATCCGTTCATGGGCAGTGGCTCTACCGGCATTGCAGCACTTCAGGAAGGCTTTAGCTTCATCGGGATAGAGCGTGAAGCTGAGTACGTTGAGATTGCTAAGTCTCGCATTGAGAATGCCTTGAGACAGGGCTAAGGCACGCTAGGCTTGCCCTGTTGATTCTCGGCTCCCAGAAGGGAGCCTTTGTCGTCTTATGAAGCTCAAGGAAAAAGCAAGGTTTGAAAAGATTGCTCGCACTGGCAGGGTGCAAGACTGGCTCGACTCTCCTGAGGGTCGCCTTGCGGTGAGCTGTACCACGTTCGTCGTGGAAGATTCAATGGAAGGGCCTGATGGTATTGAGGCTTCTTGGCAATTTACCTCCCATGCACTGCGCAACGCGGCTGGTGCGTCAATCCATCTTTCAAAGCTACGCCCCAAGGGGGAAAGCAACGACAAGGGCTTGATTGCTAGTGGTCCCGTAAGTTTTGCTGGTATCTACAGCAAACTGAACGAAGTGCTGCGTCGTGGCGGCGTTTTCAAAAATGGCGCCGTTACTCTCCACCTTGATTACGACCATCCTGACATTTTGGGAAAAATAATCAATGGTCGATATGAGCCAGGCTTTCTTGATGCGCCTCGTACTGAGCTGCCATGGGTAAAAAGATGCGTTGATGTAGACGAAAACTTCCTTGACAAAATCAGCCCAGAAGTGCTTAATGCTCTTTTGAAGGGCATTAGCTCTGGCGACATTTGGCTCAACAAGATTCGCTATAACGCAAAAGGCGAGCGTATCTACGCCAATGTTTGTCTTGAAGTGTATCTTCCGCATCGCGGCACTTGCCTGCTCCAGCACGTAAATCTTGGCGCTTGTTCTATTGATGATCTTGAAGGCACCTTTGTTGAAGGCATGGAGCAGCTTTGTGCCCTCCATCCTAATACTGGCGTGGGCGACACTGGCGAATACCTACCTCCTTCCATTGACAAGCAAGTGGGCCTTGGCATCCTTGGCCTCGCAAACTTCCTGGTTATTCATGGTATTTCCTATCGGGACTTCGGAGAAGCCCTTGAAGCATTCCTGATAGACGATCCCCATCCTTGGTGCCACTATTGGTGCAACACTGTCGCAGGAAAGGCCGTGTACGCCTTGGACAAGGGCATGAAAGCCGCTGCTGAAGTGGCACGCGCTCATGGCATGGAACGCGCCTTTTGCATTGCCCCCACGGCCTCCTGCTCCTACCGCTACCTCGATTCCAAAGGCTTTACTACTGCCCCTGAAATTGCCCCTCCCATTGGCCGCCTCGTTGATCGTGACTCTGGCACTTTCGGTGTGGAGAGCTTTGACTATGGCGATGTAGAGATTGCCGCAGAAGTCGGCTGGGACACCTTCTTTAGGGTGGCAAATGGCATTGTCAAGCTATATCAGAACACGGGATTGTTCCATGGATATTCTATGAATAGCTGGGGAGATTTAGTTTCCTATGACCGTGACTTCCTCAATGCTTGGCTAGAATCGCCTCAGACAAGCCTCTACTACTCCCTGCAAGTCATGCCTGACATGCAGCGGAAAGATGATGCCTATGCCGCACTGGATGATGATTTCAAGAGCATGTTTGGTTTTGACGAAGAAGCTCCTGAACAGTCTGCAGCCTGTGATCTAAGCGCAGGGTTTTGCTCCAGTTGCGCCGAATAGCGCCTCTCTGCCATTGCAATTCTTCCACGGGCCGTTCGCGGCCCTTTATTTTCTGCACGAACCATGATCGCCACCATTGAAAACAGCCCCTATCTGAATGTCCTATCCAAGAAGCGTGCATGGCAGCCAGTGGCCGTTGCCAAAGGGCAAGTGACAGAAGGCGCCGAAAGCACTCTGCTCAAAGCCCTGGCACTGCGCCACCTTGAGATTCCCGTGAAAGAACTGCTTGAGGAAGGCATGAAGCGGGAACTACCCAGCACGCCTGGCCTTGTCGAGACACTGCGCTCCAACCAGGATGACGAAGATCGTCACCTAGAGGCTCTTGACTATGTGGCCGCTGCCCATGGCACCAACGAAAAAGCAGAGCGTGAAGTGCTCAGCATCCTGAAGGCGTGGAACGAGCACCCTGCCCACCCAATCCTCAAGGCAGGGATCATGGAGCGTTCTATCTTCTTTGTGGCGCTTCCATTTTTCCGGCAGACGGGCGACGTGGGTATGCGCACCGTCTCGCAAGACATCTCAAGGGATGAGCGGGTTCATACAGTGGTGAATGCCATGGTGAGTAAGGAGCTAGGCGAGGAAGAAAGCCAAAGCCTTGACAAACTTCGCGCCGCCACTGTCGCATGGTTGTTCAATGATCTTGGCACTTCCCCTAACCAGTGGCTGAACAAAGACTTTTGGCTGCGTCAATCTCGTTCGCTATTCTGGACAGGGAAGGCCCCTGAACTTTCGGCCACTAAAAATAGTCGAGCGATCAGCTTTTTTGAAAGCCCGAATACTTCACTCCCAGATTATTCTGCTTAATTGTTTATGCCTATGCCCTGCCAGAGCAGGGCTTCCAGCCCAGTGCGAACCAATTGGACAGGGCGGCTCCAGCACCTCTCCCTAGAACGCTAGTGGAAGTGCTGATAGCGATGGGGGTTCAAGTCCCTCCTAGGCTTTGTGCTATAGTTTCAAGCGACAGATGCGACGGGCTTGCCTGCCGGTACTGTCGCAAGCCCTTGCTCTAGCAGCAAGGCGGTTTCCGGGGAGTTGGCCAACGTTGCAACCGGAAAACCTAGCAAACGTCGGAAATGGGGGTGGATGCCTGTCCGGTAATTTCAAATTGCCACTTTCGGGCTACCCACCCTCGCCCACAACCCTTTCTTTGGTTCTGAATCCGCGCTAGACGCGATAGTAGGAATCTCCGGGTTGTGTTCCCGCTCTGCCTCGGCATCGGATCCCGCTCTGCTTCGGCATCGGGCCTCAAGTCCTGCTTCGGCAGGCCAGGAGGGTTGATCGCCTCCTGCGGCGCCCCAGGTTTGCGCCTCTCAACGATGCGCAAACTTGGGGCCTTCGGGAAAGATGCCAGACCGGGCTCTGGCTGCTGAGGGGGCTAAATCTCCTTAGCGTAGACGGTTCGATTCCGTCCTTTCCCCTTCTGGTATAGTGGCACCACCTCGCGCATCCTCATGAACAGGACAAGAGTGGCTAGTCTCGTCGCTGCAAGATGCGACATTCCCTACCATCGTGCCATCCTCATCACCGACACGTTCTTTGAAGTGATCGTTGAGGCAATGATAAGCAGAGAGTTCCGCGTAAGCCTCCCTGGCTTTGGCTCGTTCGTTCCTCGCATTCATCAACCAAGGCAGTACGAACTGCCCGTCACAAGACGCATCATTAAAGTGCCCGAACATGTGGTGCCATCCTTCATTCCTAGCAGGGAGTTCATTAAGCGCATGAACGGAGGTCGTTACAAATTCTCTAGCAAGCTGTTATGAGCGCTTTCGTCACATCAGACCTTCATCTAGGTCATTCCAAGATTCTTGAGTTTATCAATCCTGACGGATCTCCGGTGCGCCCGTTTTCTTCACTTGAGGAAATGCACGAAGCCTTGATTGATCGCTGGAACAAAATGGTCAACACAAAGGATCGCATTTACATCTTGGGCGACGTGGCAATCCCCCGTTCAGCGCTAAAGCTCCTAGATCGGTTTAATGGGAGCAAGGTATTGGTGCGCGGTAATCACGACATTTACCGCCTTCAGGACTACTTGCCGTATTTCCATGACATTCGCGGAGCATTCTTTCGTGAAGGCTTGATCTATACGCATATTCCCGTGCATCCGTGCAACCTGTCTGGGCGTTACGTCGGCAACGTACATGGCCACTTGCATAGCCATTTGGTTTACACGGACGATGGGCAAGTAGACAGGCGGTTTTTTAATAGCTGCCTGGAGCGCAATGATTTTGCCCCTGTACCATTGGAGAAGATCAGGGCTTACTTTGGGCAGTGACTTCCGAAAGGCGCACTTTCAACACTCCCCTCAGGGAGCCGTGGAACGCCTGTATCCATCAATGCCTCCGTGCCATTGACAATCACACTGCCTTGTACTTACAAACTGGACTTACGTGGCATGAGCAGAAAGCTGCTGCGCTCAGGGCCTACGTTGCGGAGTTGAAAGACTGGTTGATAGAGCAGGAAAGGCAATAAGGCAGTTCGCTGTTTGCGAATGGCGAACAAGGGCAGCAGAGCAAGAGGGTGTCGAGAGGTTCTTCAAGCCTCTTTGTACGACGATTAAGGCAAGGTTGGCCCTGCTCCCTCTTGATACTGGAGGAACGGAATCCCCTTTAACCGTTGGCCAACGGGCTCCTGCAGGAAGCCTCGCCAGCATATCACACGGGCTTGACCATAGAGAAGAAATCAGGCACAATGAAGCGACCACGCCCTTCGTTCCATGGATCTCCGTCCAACAGTCCGCGAGCTAATCCGTTCAGTAAGCCTTTTGCTAAAGCATATCAATGACATAAGAGAGATACATGGCGCTGAACCTGCCGAATATGGACCCACTAGAACAAAAGTGGCTATAGCCCAAAAATCCTTAGAGCAGTATGAGCAGCAAATGCCATCCCGTGACGAGATAGCAAAGATGATTTACGACGGGGCCATGCGCGGATTGGCGAACGAATCCATTTATCCAAAGTGGGAGGAGTTGCCTGACTCTCTCTGCACTCAGTGCGCCTACGAGACTGCGGACGCGATCTTGAATCGGCTTAGCATGGGGACATAAAAATCTCGCCTGCTACAACATTGTCACAGTCTTTCCGTCCAGAACACTGCTGCGCCCTCTTCCCATAGCCTCTTGTTTACGCGCCTGGCCTCTACAAAAGGCACAACGATTTCCCGACAAATGCCGCACCGGGAAAAACAAAGCTTGACCATCAGTCTTCCGCTTTCTTTAGCGTTCGTTCTAGCTTGCGCAGTTTCGGTAGCAATTCTGGCTGGTAAAAGTGCTCTGCAGCCAAGAGCTGCAAGGCAGTCTGCCTGTCCGCTTCTAGTAATGCAACGAGGAATGTGGCTTCCTTGATGGACAGGGAGATGTTCATTGCGATTTTCAGGAAAAGCGAAAAAGGCGCATTTGTGAAAATTGTAGCGGAGGTTATCGGATGAGCGAGTTTAACCAGTCGATGTCCGAGTCTTTAGATGCTTCCAGCACGGCTCCTGCGAGGGCAAAGGCATAATCATCAATGCCACTCTCTTTGCCACCTGTTACATTCCACTGGCCGCTAGTCCTGTAGATAACGCTTAAGTTTTTGAGCTGCCAGATAGCCTTTTTGTGAGGATAAAGTTCGATCAGTCCGGCATTGAATAACTCTTTGGTCTTGCTAAAAGCACGCATTTTTGTAGAAACACTCCATGCAAGTTCCGAGATTGGATAATCTTTTGCAAGCGATTGTATCAATGCAGAGCTATTAAACTGGTCGAGCACGATGCTCTCGAACTCATAAATACGATGGTGTTCCTTGATCCATTCTTCCACCTTGGCAATGCTCACTTCTTTCTTTCCGCCGATGTCAAAGTCCGCATCAAACGCATAGAACTTGTCGATTACCAGTCGTTCTCCTTCGTAATGAACAATGCAGGCCGTGTAGTCGTCTCGGCCAACGCCACCGCGAGCAGGGTCTAGCGCCAGCACATAAGTGCCCTTGTATTCAATCTTCGGGGGGAGGATGCTTCTGTCTTTGTTGACCGCCACGTCAACAATCTCTGGAGCAAGTAACACCGAGTTGCTTGAACGAAACTGGGCGCCAAATTCAACAAAAAAGCTCTCTTCGTCTTTCTTTCTTGCGTTTTCAAGAAAATCACACCCCCATGGAAGATGTGGGTTAATTTCCCATGTCGGAATTTGCAGGGCCTGCATACCTGGAAACTCACCACTTTGCGCTTGCTTGAAATGCTCAAAGAACAAGCCCGAGTTTAGATAGGGAGAGGACAGTTCGATAATTTTGCCGTATTTGCCAAACTGAGCAATGGAAGGAGCCAAGGCTGTATACATTGCTTCCGCGCCCCTGTTCGCATCGCCCTCAACAGAGAAGGCCAACTCATCTTGCAGAATCGCTACTACCGCTTTACCGCGAGATGCGCGAGCAGATGCAGGAATAGCCTGAAAGACGCAGTTATTCTTTATCTCAATCTCCAGACTTGTTTCTCGCGCAATCTCTTGCTCAAAAGGGCTGTTGATAATTAACTGGCGTATATTGTCGAGCGCAATTTTGGACTGACCGAGATCGTTAGCCACGGCAATAATATACCATTTCTCCCCTTTTCGCACTCTTTTAATAAAGTAATCATCAAGAACAAAACACATATAACATGCAGCAATCGCGGACATAAAAGTTTTGCCACTACGCCTTCCGAGAGCCCAAATAGCATGGTTGATGCTCTTGTCGAAAAGGTTGTCAAGAATCTCCTGTTGTTTAGGCCAGAGAGTTACGCCGAGAGCATGGCGGGCAAAGTCGGAAGGCGAAAGTGTCATTTCAAACTTTCCATGGGACGAAGAAACGATTGCCCTACAAAATACGCTGGTCGTCCTCTTGCAGGGTCGGCCCAGAATTTGTCCTGCATGGCTTCATGCCCATAGCACCAACCATGAAGCAGCGTCTCGCCACTATCAATGGTCACAAGTACAAACTTTCGCTCAGGGCATTCTCCCCTTTGCACAATCAAATCGTAAAACCTTTTTGACCGGGTTTTGACATCTATACCTGGCAGATCCTCGCTGCCGCGCTTTGCCTCAGTCTCTTTGAACAGCTCATGCTTTAGCCCTAAAAAAGAGGCCACTGCGACTTCCCCTGCCGCACCAAGCAAATGCACTTTCAATGCTTCATCGCCAAGCCTTGGCCCCTTGTTCCGGCCTCTCAGCCCCTTTGCTTCGTTCACAGTCTGCCTACGATGGCCTTCCTCCATCGCTAGTTGCCGCTCTTCTTCAGTGAATGTGAAAAGAATGGGAGTGGGGGCCATAAAAGCATGGGTATCGTCGCCATGATAACCACTATTAGAATGGGGAGACTAGCCACGGGAACGCAATGGCAGGCGACGTAGTTGATCTTGGACACGCCACGGAAAACGGGCTCAGGGCCGATTCGCTGGCGAACGTCCTAACTGGAATGGGGACGAGCCGAGATAAAAGCCGTCACACCACCACCCAACCCATTGTATTCCTCGCACAGGAGGAACTAGAAAATCTCTATGGAGAGTGGATTCCTCGTCGCATCATCGACGTAGTAGCAGAGCAATCTACACGCAAAGGCTACAAAGTATTGTTTGGTGGTGATGGCGCTAGAGCAGAGGAAGTAGCAGGCATTGAGCAAACCATCGAAGACCTTTACATTCTTGAGCACTTCATGCTTGCCAGCAAGAACGCCAGGCTGTATGGCGGCTCGGTGATTCTGCTCTACATTGACGATGGGCGAGAGGCGAATCAGCCAGTAGACAAGCGCAACATTCGCGCCATTGAAGGAATGGAAGTGCTTGATCGCTGGCAGATTGCGCCAGTTATCAGCGAGGAAAACCTATACGACTACTCCAAGGCGACGTACTACCAAATCATCTCAGGCGATCTCATTCAACAGCCGCAGTTGCAAAAGATCCACAAGGATAGGATTCTGCGCTTCGACGGCGAATGGTTGCCCTATCGCATCAGGCAAAGGAACTATGGGTGGGGAATGAGCAGCTTGCAGACCATCTACGACAGCTTCCGTCACTATTGGACTGGCCTCAATTCTGCGGCGACAGTGCTGGTTGAGTTTGACGTGTTTGTGCATAAGCTGCGCGGCCTGAGCACAATGCTTGCTGCGGGAAAGGAGAGTGATGTGAGGCAGCGTTTAGTGCTGAATGACATGAGCAAGAGCATCTATCGCGGCTATGCGATTGACGCCGAGCGCGAGGAACTTGATTACGTTACACGCAACTTAAGCGGCATTGGCGACGTGCTGGAAAAGCTGCGCATTGACATCATTGGTGCCTCGCAGATTCCCCACACAATTCTTTTTGGCGAGAGCCCAAGCGGTCTTGGTGCCACTGGCAGAAGCGAAGAGCGAGACTTTGCAAAGTTCCTTGGTGACTACCAGGCAGCGCATTACAAGCGGCCTTTGCAAAAGCTGATGGAAATGATCATGCTGAGCAAGAATGGGCCGACCAATGGCGAACTGCCCGAATCGTGGAGAATCTCCTTCAATGACTTGTTTGAACTGAATGAGCGCGAGAAGGCCGACGTAAGAGCCCGTGTGGCAGCCGTGGACGGAAGAATGTTACAACTTGGCGTATTGCATCCACAAGAAGTAAGAGAGGCACGTTACGGCGGCTCTGAGTGGTCAATGGAAACCGCTCTCGATCCATCGCTTGAAGCTAACCCCGATTTAGTCGCCCCCAAGATGGGTGGTTCCACTCAAGGCGGGGGTGGAAAACTTGCAGTGCCTCCTGGTGGCCGCGATCCGATGAACGAAGAGAATGGCACGCTGCCAATGGACGGCTCCAGGGAGGTTCAAGACGCTGCTGGACTATTTCTGGAAGGCGACCTAGAGCATGAACGCGGCGACGTGGAATTTACGGACAAAGAGCTTCACCAGCAGGCAATTGCTGCCGCCAAGAGCAAATTCAAGACGTGGCCCAGTGCAGTGGCGGGAGCCTATGTGACGCGCAAGTACAAGGAGCTTTACAAGCGCAAGCACGGCTCCATGGAAAAAGCCTTCAAAGGCAAGAAGACCACTGCCGAGTATTTCAAGGAAGATGCAGAAGCAATCAAGGCAAGTGGCTTGGTGCTGGGCGGCGTTGACGAAGCGGCGCTCATTTCTGAAGAGGACATTGCCGAGGCCCTGCAGCAATGGAAAGCAGAGGCTCCAGCCCAGTTCAAAGAGCTGCTAGAGGCCGACAATGCTGAATGACCTAAGCGGGCTGTCTCAAGCCGTGCTGGCCACTAGGCTGGACGCTGCGTGGGCTTACGACCAACGTACTGGACGCTACCGCAACGAGAAAGGACGGTTCATGAGCCAGAAGGCTGTTGAAGCCTTAGTAGATGGCCGCATTGGCAAGCTCGACACTACGCTCAGGCGCGTTACAAAGATGATGGCCGATGGCAGCATCACGCTGGAGCAATGGCAAGGCAGCGTCAGGGAAGCCATCAAGGCAGCTCACATTCAGACAGCAATCATTGGCCATGGCGGAAAGGACAGTATGGGAGCCGTCGAATATGGCCGCATCGGTCAAAGGCTTCGTGCAGAATACGCTTATCTACAGGGCTTTGCTAATGACGTTCTGGCTGGCCGCGCTAGTCCTGCCATGGCTGTTGCTAGGGTCAGCTTGTATGCTGAAAGCGTACGTGGCTCTTACTGGCAGGGTTTGGAGCTTCGGAAGCAAGCGGAAGGTTACGGACTGATGCGCCGCATCCTCGACCCACAGGCTCAGCACTGCGCTGATTGCCCAGCCTTCGCAGCTCGCGGCCTTGTCCCCATCGGCACCCTTCCCATGCCAGGGCAGCGTTGTCAATGCAGGGCACGGTGCAAATGCCGAGTGGAGTTCTACCGTCAGCAGATGCCTCATGCTCCCGTGTGAAGAGGCCCTAGTATCTAGCGAGCTTCTTTCTTTCAGTGACACGAATCCTCTACTGCGGAGACGTTGGCGTACAGACGGGCTTCGGCAGGGTGGCCGAATATCTCATTCCCGCCCTCGCCAAAGATCATGACGTGTTTGCACTGTGCGTCAATCACCACGGGGACCCTTCCCCTATGCAGCAGCATTGCCAGATGTTTCCGGCAATGGCGCATGGTTCTGACCCGTTCGGTTCCCACCGCATTGCTGAACTGGTGCAAACCATTCAGCCTGACGTGGTGTTTATTGTCAATGACATTTGGGTGGCGGTCACGCTTGTTGACAAAATTGAGCCACTGAAGGAAAAGCTCGGCTTCAAAACCTGCGTTTACACGCCTATCGACTCCTACGGTCTATTCCCTGAGCTACTTCCCGCTCTGAACAAATGGGACAAGCTCATCACCTACACAGAGTTTGCGAAGGGCGAGATTGAAAAGATGGGCTACGAGCGTCCGATTGGCGTTGTGGGCCATGGCACGGACTTTACCAAGTTCTTCCCCATTGACAAGCAGCAATGCCGGAAGGATGTTGGCGTGCCAGATGATGCGTTCATTGTATTCAATGGCAACAGAAACCAGCCGCGCAAGCGCATTGACTTGACCATCAAGGGCTTTATCAAGTTTGCAAAGGACAAGCCTGATGCTCGCCTGTGGCTCAACATGGGAGCCAAAGATATGGGCTGGGAACTGATCCCTTTGTTCAAACGTGTGGCTAGGGACGCAGGCTACGACCCTGCGGGCAAGCTCATTCTCACCAGCCCGAATTTCTCCACGCATAACTGTCTTCCCATTGAGCAGCTCAACAAGGTGTATAACGCAGTGGACGTGGGTATCAACACTTGCTTGGGTGAGGGCTGGGGCTTGGTCAACACTGAAC